ATCGCCATATCCTGTCGCGAACTGGTTTGCCACCTCTTCGACAGCCCCCTTAACGGCAGCTCTGATGATGATGTCCGTATCTCCGTTCGAGCGTTGGCGTGTCTCTACCTGGCTGTTGGTGTAGTTGTGGACGTTGATGTTTTGCTGCATCCCAGCTGCGTTGGCGGTCCCGGATTGAGATCCGCCGGCCATGCGCGCCGAGGTGATGGGCGTGACGTTGCCGGTACGCAGCGCCTCGACTGCAGAGACACCGCCAAAGCGGCGGATGTCAGCCTGGGACCAGACCACTTCACCTTTGTGCACCACGCCGGCCGGCTCATACTTACCGCCCGCACCGGTAGCCGCCCTCGGAGAAGCCTTTGAGCAGGGCATACGCCGCAACCAACGCGCTGCCGCCCACAACAGCCGCGGCGCCGAAGGTACCAATCGATGCCGTGAGCGCAGCCGGAGCCCAAGACGCCAGCGTCTCAGCTGCTGCAGCCAGGTTGGCGGTCAGGACAGTGCCGATCGACGACAGGCTACTGGCTGTCGTGACAGCGTCCGTGGTCAGCTTGGCCGTGGTCTTGACGCCTTCCGCCGCGACCGTCTCAGTTGCCTCAGCTTCGATCCCTGCAAGCTTGAGGGCCTGCATGACAAGGAAGCGAGCTGTGATTTCCGAGAAAGCGCTGAGCATCGAGTTGGCAATGTCTCCGGCAAGATTGCCGAAGGCATCACTGAGGCTTTCCGTGCCCTTGACCAGCCCTTGGATGCTGCCGGAAATCGACGAGGTGGCGTCACCCAGAATCGACTCGGTCGCGTCCCTGGCCTGCTCGTTGTAGTTGGTGGCGAGATCGACGTAGTTCTGCCAGGACTCCGACACACCGATCAGCCACTCACCACGCATTGCATCCTGCGCTGCGTAGTAGTTCTGCTGATCAACCATGCGCGTGGCCAACGCCGCACGCAGCGCCTCGGTCTCGCCCTTGTAGAGGTCGGTGTCCTCAGCGGTGGGGTTCTTGATCTTGTTGTAGTCGCGGGTCAGCTTGTCCAGTTGCTTCTGATAGTCCTGGCGGATCTTCAGATCGTCCTGCAGGCGTCGACGCAGGCGGTCGCTTTGCCCTGCACCAGCCAACTCTACCGCCTGCCCCTCTCTCGAAAGCTCAAGCTGCGACTGCAGGTTCTCCCTGAAAGCCTTCAGCTTTGCCTCGTTCTCAAGTCGCGCCTGGGTCAGCTGGTTGGCCTTCTCCAGTTCAGCATTCTGTTTCTGTTGCGCCAGGTTCAGCTCAGCCATCGCCAGAACCTGCTTCTGCGACGTGGTGAGGGTCTTTTTCTCCTTGAGGTTGGCGATCTCGGTTTCGAGCTCGATCAGCTTGCGCGCCTCAGTGCCCAGCTTCTGGGTCTGGTCGACCTCGCCGGCAATTACGCGGCTCTGTTGCTGCAGCACGGCATACCGCTGCCGGGCGTCATCCAGCATGCGCTGGCCGGCGTCCTCTCTGTACTGCGGACCTTTTGGCGTCCTTGGGTCTTTGTATTTCTCGTTGATCGCCGCGATATCTTTGGCTTGTTGCTCGGCGGAGATAAGCAGCGACTTGTCGCCAGAAGCACGAGCCTGCGCAACCCTGCGCTCGACCAATAGTCGGTATTCACCAAGCTCGCGGGCGCGCTTGGTGGCGTTGTCCTCGGTCTCCTTGCGAAGCCTATCCAATGCGACTTGATCGTCCAGCGCTTGTTGTTGCTGTTGCTTGGCAAATCCTTGGGCCATTGCCCGCCTGTCATTCTCAGCCTTCTGTATCAGCAACTGAGTTTCTTCAGCCTGAAGGGACTGCTTCCGATAATCGTCGTTCGGGGTTAGGTTCGCGAATGGATCGGCCTGCCTTCCCTGGGGATTCCGCTTACTTCTGAGTGACTCGCTTTCGGCAATAGCGTCAAGCTGGGCGCGCAATTCTTTGAGCTTTTCGTCAAGAGTCTTCTCGCGTCCGACATTGAGAGCAGCGTCCCAAGCCGCCTTGGCGGCTCCGGTTACTGCTTTCCAGCTCGCCTCGATATAACCGAGGTTCTCCCGGACGCCTTTCGAGGTCCTGCTCAGGCCCTGCTCATAAGCATCGTTAGCAAGTTGCGCGGCTTCCTGGGTTTTCCCCTGCTCCTGCAGTGCCTTGATCTGCGCGTAGGTCGAAGTCGTAAGGAAATTCATCGACTCGTTGAGCTTCAGGATCTCGGCCACTGGATCTTTGGCGATCTTCTCGAAGTTCTTGACAGTCTCCTCTGCGGCCTGGCCCGTAGCTGACTCGAAGTCGATAGCCGCCCTGGTGATCGACTCAAACGACGAAACCGATATGCGGGTCGAGGCAGCAAGTTGGGCCAATACGGCCGCGGCTTTACCCACTGTGCCGCCGGTTGCAGAAACCTGCTGGGCCATCCCGGCAAGTTGCTCGGTAGTCGTGCCGGCCGTATTGCCGGTCATGGCGAGGGAAGCGTTGAACGCTGTTGCCTCATCGCTTCCTTGCTTGTAGGCCAGCGCAAGAACCGCCGCGGCCGCTGCTGCTACCGTGAACGGGTTGACCAGCCCAAGGATATAGCTGCTTGTTGCTCTGGCAGCCTGGCCCATCCCGCCAAACGAATCCTTGATCTGCGAACCTTGCTGCAAAAACACTGTCAGCGGCGACTGTCCGGCCTGCAAGCTGATCACAACGTCGCTGAACTGCGCCGGCAACATTCTGAGCGCCGCGGCATTCTGCTTCGCAGTGTTCCCGGTACGGCTCAGAGATTGATCGAACCCCGTGAGGGCCGCGCGGGCCTGGTCAATCTTTGTTTGATACAGACTGAAGGTCTCTGCATCAAGAGCGCCTCTTTTCTTCTGCTGAGCCAGCTTGCGCTCCTGCTCGTCGAGCCGATTCAGCGCCTTGGTAGTAGGGTCAATGCTGGCCAGCAACTCCTGAAGTTCTGCGGCGTGCGCAGCCGTGCTCACTTGTGCTTGGCGGTTCGCCTCGGCAACTTTCATGCTGGAGTCAGCAAGTTTGCCTTGGTTTGCGGCCAGAACCATTGTCCCAGAAAGCAGCCCCTGCTCAGCTTCAGACAGCCCGGTGGCCACGCTTGCTAAGTTGCGCTGTTCTTGGGCTGCCTTTACCGACGCTTCGGCAATCGCCAGGATTCTCGCCCTGGCCTGTTCGGCTGTTTCGCCAACTACCTTTTGAGCATTTGATACGCCCGCAAGCGCATTCAGTGATTCCTGCAATTTCCTATTGTAAGATTCGTAGGCCGCCTGGTTGATCTGACCGGAATCCCTGGCTTTGACAAGCGCCAATTCTTGAGCAGCAAGGTCGTTGAGCTTCTTTGTCAGAGGCTCGATCTTGCCCAGCAGGCTGTCCAGTTCTTTTCGCTGAGCTGCAGCCGCTTTAGCTGCGGCTTCAGCGCTTTTTGCTGCAGAATCGCTGGCTGAAGTGGTCTTGTCATTCGCGGCCTGCACCTTGGCCAGAGACATGGCCAGATTAGAGTACTCGCCACCCGATTTTCGCAGCGTGGAATTTGCTCTAACACCGACCTGCTCCAAAGCCTCAAGCGCTGCCCTGACGCTGTTGACTTGTTGCTCAGCGCTTCTGCCATCAACCTCCAGCTCAAGCCTAGATTTCAAAGCCATGTCACTCTCCGGAATAAAAAAAACCGCCTTTCGGCGGCTTTTCTTGCATCTACTCAAGCTTGGGGATAAGTAATCTCCATGCCTCGTCTGTCACGATGAACTCTCTTGTGTAGTCATTTTTTTTCAGTTCGAAGTACGACGCGGTGACTACAAATTTGCTGATGACTTTTTCTGTTTTCGGCCAGCTTGGCATTAGACCGTCACGATCCGGTTGACCAAACTTGCTGTTGAAGTATCTAAACCCTGCGTCGTAAGAACCTTTAGATCCAGGTGTCACTATGGCCTGATAGAAGACGCCCCTGTAGAAGCACAGGTTCACCTTTGCTGCAGGAGCGTCACCAAGCGCGTTCTTTGCGCTTTTCCCTGCATAGCAAACGTGATCCCCGACCTCCCTTGTTACTGGTATGTCTAGGTCTCTTACGGGATAAGATTTACCTAGCTCAAACCCAAGAATCGATATTTTCGGGTTCGGGTCATACTTTACAGGCAGTTCAGAAAGATCATATTTGTATTGATGCTTTATCCCTAAAACTGGGAGCTCTACATACATTACTTTGGAACCAAGAATTGAACCGACAAATGCAACTGATAGCTCAGGGACAAGGTTTCGCGAGTCTCTAGTACCGAACGGAACCTCATTTACAGCGCCAACATCAAATCTGACAGGAACATCACAGGTTGCCATATCCTTTTTCGGACATCCTTCAACTGACGCACCGGCAAGCCCGAGCATTGCCGAGGGTGCTCCGTCACCCTTATCAAAAATGATCAGATTCAGTGTAGGGCCACCGCCACCGATGGGTACTGCACCCTGCCTGTACATGGTCGTACTAGTCGATCGCATTTCATCATTGATTTCTGAGCGCTCCCATCCAGCATTTGCTGAAATCGGGAAAACGCACGAAAGGAGTATTGCCGCCCTGAGCATTGAATGAACCCTCTCCATATTTATGGCAGCAATCTACCATCATCGGAGTTCAGCTTCGACAGCCCAGCAGCCTCTTCAAGCCGGGACAGCCGGCGCTCAAGCAGCTCATCGGCCTTGCGCTTTTCCTCGATCATTGCCTCGGGCGAAAGCGGGATATCGTCTTGCGCCGCTTGATCGCCAGTCAGGCCCTGCTGTTCTGCCATGGCTCCTCCGTTAATCCTCTTCTTCTGCCAGTGCGGCCTCGTCCAAGGCGAATATCACCTCGTCGACGAGCCGCCTGGGCAGCGGCAGCGGGTGAGCCTCAAGCCAGTCAGTGATCTCGCGGGCAGATAGCCTCAACGGCTGAACTGCTGCTGCACCAACCAGGTAGCGCCGGCCGCGTGCCGCATTTCGGAACACGTTCAGCAGGCTGCCAGTGATCACATCCAGTTCAGGCTCATCCGGCACCGCAATGCGCAGCTTCTGGTAGATCAGGCTTCGCTTTGCGGTTCGCTGGCCCCACTCCCGCTCCCATTCGAAGCGGGCGACTGCTTTCCCTTGATCTCGTCCTGCTCTGCCCGGTTGTCGGCGGCAATGGCCGCGGCGCGGCGCAGGACGAAGTAGAAGAACTCGGAATCACCACGCAGCATCTCGGCGCAGGTGTTTTCGCTGTAGGCCAGGGGCTTGCCGTTCTCGTCCTGGGCACCTTGCCAGTCTTGGACGATGAAGGACGCCAGGAGCAGGCAGTGGTTATCGTGCTCGGTCTTTTCGCCCTCGATCACGCCCACCGCCTCCTGGCCGAACTGGGCATCGTTGCGGGCCAGGCGGCGGCGCATGCGCTCCAGGGCGATCTGGTACTGCTGGTTGTCCAGCGGCATCAGCAGAATCTTGGTATCGGCATCGAACTCTTCCCAGCGCGCCTCAGCGTTCTTGGTGGTGTCGATCTTTTTCAGCTTGAGAGCCATGAATCTTCCTCACGCCACGCCATAAAAGGGCCGGCCCGGGCGGCGTTATCCCGGGACGGCCAAAGGTGATTCTGGTTACGCTGTGACCGTGATCGCCGAGGTGGCGGTCTTGGTCGGGTCCGACACGCTGGTGGCGGTGATGACGGCCGAGCCCTCGGCAACGCCGGTGACCAGGCCTGTCGAGTTGACCGTGGCAATCGACGGCGCCGAGCTGCTCCAGGTGACGCTCTGGGATGCGCCTGATGGAAGCGCGGAAGCGGCCAGCTGGCGAGTCGCTGCAACGGCAATCGAAGCAGTGGTCGGGGTTACCGACACGCTGGTGACTGGCACGAACGGAACTCGGGTAATGGTCGGCGCCTGCTTGGCCACGGTGTAGTTCAGCGTGACCTCGATCAGTTCGCGCTTGCCGCCGCTCGGCAGGTCGCCGTCGACCTCCAGCGCCGGGAACGACAGGTCATAGCGGTTGCCCAGGCTGTCGATGATCGGAAATTCAACCGCTACGGTTTTCCGAGTGAAGGTGTTCTTCCAGATCTGCCAAGCCAGCGGTGACCAGGCCAGGGTGATGGAGCCGGTGATCGCCGCCTCGGTGGCGATCTGTGCGCCAGGCCCAAGCTTGCCGTTACCGATGCAGCGCTGCGCCTGCAGGCTGTTGTCGAGGTTGACGGTCAGAGCAGACACACACGCCTGACCCTCCAGGCTCTGGCCATCCACCGTGATGGAGCCGACGTTCTGATTGCTCATGAACGGCGTGGTGGTCGGCGGGCTGATGGACGCCACGGTATTGGTGTCGCCATCGGCATAGTCCAGGCCGGCCATGGTGAAGGTGGCAGTGATCTTCCCGTCAGACGGGATATCCAGGGCGAAGACCGAGACGTGCATACCCTTGAACAGGGCGTAAACGTTCACGTCGTTGAAGTTCTTCGCGACGGTGAAGGTCCGGCGCGTGCTGCCTACGGTCAGGACGTCATCGTCCCAGGTTCCGTAGAAGGCCGCTTCCAGCAACTTGTCGAAGGTGCTGTAGGACAGTTCGCCTACCAGATCACCTTGGATATCGGTACTGGAGACCACCGAACCTTGGCTGATGCGCGATTCGGTGATTTCGTCGCTGACCTGCGTGTTCACGGTCGGCGACAGGGTGTTGCTGGTCAGGCGCAGGGTATCCCAGTTGCCTGTGGTCGGGGTGATGCCGGGGGTGACCTCGGGAATGAGGTAACTGGTGACGCGGGCGCCAGAGGACATGCGCATGTCTCCTTTCTGCGGGCATAAAAAAACCCGCTCAAGGCGGGACTTCTGGATTGGTAACCTCAGGCTGCTTCGAAGCCCAGGGTCATTTGCAGTTGGTCACGCCAGTATTCGACCTGGTGCTCTAGGCCTGGCTTCTTGTTCCGCCAGCGAGCCAATTCACGGCCGCTCAGGCTTGCAACAGCCTTCGCGTCATCAAGGGCACGGCAAGCGCGGTCAAATTGCTGCTTCTCGTTCAGCTCACCGCGCAGCAAGGCATCAATGTGCAGGTCGGCCCATACAGCGAACTTGAGGTCGAGCCATCGAGCAAAGGCAACGCCTAGCTTCGGATGCAGCCATGTACCGCTCTGGTAGCGACCCCGACGCGTTTCTAAAAGTGACTCAGGATCACAATTAAGAGCCTCGGCTAGAACACCCATGTACTGCTTGGTTTCATCCTGCTTTAGCCAATCGACTGGGCGCTTACCGAAGCGCTTTGCCACATCGGTGGCATTGATCCAGCCCTCGCTGTTGAAGCGAACTGCCTGACCTTGGTAGTGAAACGGAATGACGTTGCTCTCGATCATCTGTGACACCTCGTTCATCAGGCGAATAGAGACGCAGCCGGGGCGGACGGATGAACGAACATCCACCTTTCGGCTGTACGGGCCTAGGCTGCGTGTTTGGTTGCCTTGCGGCAGAAATTGGTCAGCCGGCGCGGAACCGGACGTTCACGTTGATCTGGTAGTAGCTCTCGAAGTCGCCTACCACGATCGGGGATGCCTCAAGGCACTCGATATGGCCGTCCTGCCAGGACTGGAAGTGGTCCGACAGAGCGTCGGCCAGCTTGTTGATGTCCGACAGGCCGACAGCCATCCGGCAGAAGCACTGAATCACCACTTGGCCAGGCCGGCGGTAGTGCGGCTTGTCCGCCATACCCGCGAACCCAGCGGTGGCGTATTGGATCTCGAACGCACACCAGACACCGGTGGCGGGAGGCTTGAATACCCCGCCACCCGGCTGCGGCGCGTTCGCATACTCAATACGCGCCTGCTCGATGCCAGTGAACGACGCCATGCGGGCCGTGAGCGTCTTGCGGACTGTCTCGAAGGGTACGGTCATATCAGCTTCTCGGTCACAGCGATAAAGGAAATCTCGTACACACCCTTGGGCGCCATGCGGCTGTATCCGTCAGGCGTGATCTTTACGCTTGGGCCGCTTGGATAGCCGCCGAACTCGATGATCTCGCCGTACACGCTGTTGTTCTGCACGAAGACCGTGCTGAAAGGCTTCAGATCGGTCAGCGCGGCACGGGCTGCGCTTCTGGTTTCGGTGCCGAGGATGTCGAGCCTGGTGTTGACGCTGTAGTCCTCGGCGCCTATCGACACGATGTTGTTGGCCATGTAGTTGCCGCTGTCGATCGGCGCATGGATAGTGATCTCGTCCACCAGCTCGATGACGATGCTGCGCTGCATCTCCACCAGGTCTTCCTCGATCTGGTCGGCGAACAGCACGGGCGACAGCGACCAGCCGGCCATCAGGTCGCCCTCAGCTGAATCTGGTAGTGCACGCCAACCGGGTCGGTGGTGGCTTCCATAACCCGGTACTGCTTGGGCTGGCCGGTGATGAGGTCCGGCGCGGTGACGATGTGCTCGGGCGCCGGCTTGTCAGTCACTTCGTTCACCAGAGCAATCAGTCGAACATCGGTGGCCAGGATGTTGATTCCGTCTACCTGGTCCTTCTTGTAGCGGCTCAGCACGCCGCGGCCGGTGTAGGTGACCGGCTGGGCGGTGGTCACCTCCTCTACCGGATCCAAGACGCCTTCGCCCGGGTAGGTGCCGGTGAAGTCGCGCACCGCCTCAGCGAATGCTGTATCGAACAGTCGCCCGAACGACGACTGCATGGTGCTCTTGATCGGCATGTCACACCGCCTGGCTGGTCTTCCTGAGTGAGTATTCGACGACGCAGCGGCAGCGGATGCGCTCATTGAGCGGAGCACCAAGCGAGGTGTCGCAGGGGAACATCAGCATTGCGCCGCTCGGAGAGGTGAACGGCTGATCGGCCATGACCACCAGCCCATTCATTGCTGCATGGGTGTGCCGGACCTTGCTGTCTCGCATGGAGCGCCAGGTCTTGGCGAAGGTGTACACGCCGTTACTGCGTGCAGTGAGCTGCTTCCAGCCCTCCTCCCGGCCCTTGTTGTAGGCCTCGGCGGTGTTGGTCTGGGCCAGCGCCTCGGCATAGGTGCCAAGCAGGCGCTGGGCGTAGGCTGAGGCAGCGCGATCGATGATCGCCTTCGGCACCGGCCGCTTCTGCTCGATCGCCTCGCGTACTGCCGCATCAAAGGCTGGATCACGACGCAGCCGGGTCAGGTACTCGCGCATGCGCACAGGGTCACCACTGGCCAATTGGTCGCGCGCTCGCTGGGATGCCTCGGCAGCCGGCCCATTCAGGCCCACTACGCCGCCGGTGCGCCGCCCAGTCTGCTTGCTCATCCGGCCCGCCAGGTTCAGCGCAGCGGTGCGCGCCGTATCGCCCCGGTCACGCCCCATGGACAGCACCACCCGCACAGCTTCAGCCTGTTCGCGGGCAGCCTGCTCGCGCAGCGCGTCGGCCTGGTTGGCCAGGAACGAGGTAACGTCAGGATGGCCCATGTCGACCTCCCGGCGTACGCCTGGGATGATGACCGCCACCAGCTCCTTGCTTGCGCCCCGGGCATACACTGCACGGAGACGCTCGACCAGCAGCGCGAATAGCCCGAGGGACAGGATCTCGGCTATCCGGTCTTCGTCGTTGTCCTCGACCGCCTGCTCAAGCTCGCTGATGCTCACATAGCGCACGGTCTGCGCGACCTGATCCAGGTAGGCCTGCTGCACCTCGATTTCAAGGCGCTCGGTCTCAGCCTCTACCTCGGAGGCCTTCATACGACAAACACCGCCACACCGCACAGCCTGTTACTGCGCAGGAGCGGTGCCACCAACTCATCCACTACGGTCAACACCGGGCGCGTCGGGACGCCGCCATCAGTCGAGGCCTGGTACTCGATCTCCAGCACGTCGACCTTCTGGCGCTTGATGGCCTCGGCAGCCACGTAGTCAGGGCTCAGGCTGCCAGGATTCACCAGTTCGCGCAGCGCCGCCTCGTAGGTGGCCCGTTCAATCTCCGCTGGCACCTCGTCAGGCGGGATAGCCGCGCCTTCGTTGTCCGTTGCGCCGGTGCGGGGCCACTGGAGCTCCTGCGCCCGGCCACCGGTCTTCACGCCGGAGAACATCGAATCCCAGCGACCGCAGCTGTTCTGCTGCTGGTACTTTCCGTCGATGTAGGCCGATGCCCTGATCAGCGCCGCCTGCTTCGCTTCGTCACTGCCGGCCCAGGCAACATTCGCCCGGGCAGAGTGGTAGGCGTCGGCGCCTGCGACGGATCCGTAGAATTCTGGCATCGGGATGTCTCGAATAAGTGGGCGGCGAACCGCCCGGGGTTGTTACGGTTGCTTGGCCAGTTCGGCCTGCAGCTCTTCCAGGGTGACGTCGTCGCCGACATCAATGCCCTTTTCCTTGAGCTTGGCGATGGCCTCTTCCTTGGCCTTGGCTTCAGCCTCGACCAGGCGCTCTTGCAGGGTTTTCAGGCTGGAGTTCTTGCCAGCCTCGATACCCAGCGCCTTCAGCTTGGCGAACAGCGCTTCCTTGTCGCCATCGTCGGCCTTCGGCGCAGTGCCGGAGACCTTCAGGAAGTCCAGGCGGGAGGCCAGCTTGTGGCCCTGCTCGGTCAGATCGACCTCGCGGGACTCGCCTGGCGTGAGGAACACCACGCCAGTGGCTGTGTGCACACCCTGCGGCGCCTTGGAGTTGTTGGTCACTTTCATGGTGATCTCCTATCAGGCAGCCGGGGCGGTGATTTCGTCGAGGTACGCGAAAGCGCCTGGCAGGCGGATCTCGGTACCGCCAGTGCGGGCGATGATGCCGGTCTCGAAGCCCATGATGGACTTCTGGCGCGGCGCCAGTACACGGCGAGGCATCGGCAGGTGGAAGCGAACCACCTCAGGGTCCTTGCGGTAAGCAACCAAACGACCACCGCCGTCCTGGGAGGCGTTGCGGGCCTCGCGCAGCGGCTGGATGTCCAGCGCCTGGCCGGTCTCGGCGGTGTAGATGTTGTTGCGGCGGATGAACTCCAGCACGGTCATGAAGCCGTCACCAGCCCCCATGCGGCGGGTGGCCAAGTCACGGAAGGCGTCTGGCGGCATGCGCAGGGTGTCCGCCCATTCCACCTCGCTGGTGTTGGTGCGGACGCTGCTCAGCACGCCGTTGATGTCAGCCAGGATCTGGTCAACAGTCTTGCTCGCCCAGAAAGTCGAACTGCCGGTGCCGGTAGCGGCCGCGTCAGTGCGGGAAACGATGGTGCTGTTCAGCAGGCCGGTCCAGTTCTTCTCGGTCGAGCCGCGCATCGCGATGTCGTTCAGCAGGCGCTCAACCTTGTCCGCGGCGCTCATGGCCTTGGTGTCGTTCAGGTTGACGCCGTACAGGGCAGCCTGGTTGATCTCTTCCAGGTTCCACTCCCAGCCGGAGCCGATCATGGCGAAGTCGTGCGACGCCTGATCGCGGGTCACCTGGTTGAACGGCATGTCGGTACCGGCGCCGCTGAGGAACTTGGCCTCGCCGGCGGTATCGACGGTGAAGAAAGTGGTGCCGATAGCCCACGGCTGGCCTTCGGTCACGACCGGCACGTGCGCGGCGTAGTTGAAGGCTGGGTAGCGGCGTTGGTAGACGCGGGTCTCGATGTTGCGGCCCTGGGCCAGAACGAACGGGAGCGCCGCCTGAGCGTCTTCGAAGCGAGTCATGTTGTAGTTCCCTCGGCCTTAGGCGTAAGCAATCGGGCGCAGGCCCATGGAGATTTCGACGATGTCGCCGTTCGCGCCGGAGGTGTCGAACACGACATCTGGCAGCGGGCCGACGATGCCAGCGCCGGTTGCAGCGACGTAGCGGTGGGTGGTCGGGTTGTAGAACACCTCGCCGCCGTCCACGACATCGCCGCCAGCCTGGACCTTCATCGGGCCCTGGGTCATGAAGGCGCCGGTGAAGTACTGCGGGTATCCGTCAACCAGAGTCGAACCCTGGGCAACCGGCGGAACGGCTGGATTCAGAACCGCAAAGCCGATGAACACGCCGGCGGACAGCGGAACAACGCCGTGGTCGCCGGAGCCGCGCTGGACCGGGGCACCGAAGCGGATGCCCTCAGCGTTCTCTACGGTGCGGGAGATCTTGTTGCACTTCTCCTCGCTCGCGATCTGGCCGACCAGGCCCTTGGCCGGGGCATTGGTATAGGTGGTTTGGTAGGTAGCCATCGCTGGTTCTCCTTAGGCCTGGGCCGGGCGGTGGGCGGTTTGCATGTCAGCGATCATCTGCAGACGCGCCTTTTCAGCGTCGTCGCCGGTGGTCTTGCTGTCCTGCTGGATCATGTGCTGACGGAACGGGTCGCCCGAGGCGTTCTTCGCGGCGTCCTCGACCAGCAGGTCGAAGCGAGCGTCGATGTACGCTTCGGTCTTGCCAGCGATGGCGGCGTCGCCCAGCTTGGCGACGACCACGGCCTTGCGGATCTCGGCATCGCCCTTGCCGGTGTAGTCGGCGTCGGCGATGGACTTGGCCTTGGTGATCAGGTCGGCACGCGCCTGGACACGCTTGTCGATGTCGGCGTCGCTGAGCTGCTTGGCCTTCAGGCCGTCGAGCTCGGCATCCTTCTTGGCCAGGTCTGCATCCTTGGCTGCCAGCGCGGTCGCATGGGCATCCTTCAGCTGCTGAATGGTGGTCGCCGAGTCGTTCAGCTGCTTGGTCAGCTTGTCGATCGCCTGGGCGCCCTGGTCGGTGGTTTGAACGGAAAGGCCATCAACAATGACCGTGCGCAGGGAATCAGCCATTTGATGGCCTCCTTTTGGGGGTGTGGGGTCGTTATCACCGATGCGAAGCTTTTCGCCGCCCCGAGCGCGATGCTCCAGGCTCAGGTGATTCATTTTCATGGGGCCGAGGTAGACGTCGAAGTGCTCGCCATCCGGGGTCTTTCCGTCCTGGAACACCACTTCGGCGCCGTAGCCCATGGACAGCTCACGCTTGCCGGCTTCGTAGTCTTCGATGGCCTTGGCGTCCATCAGCACCAGCGGCACCTTGACGAACTCGCCATCGCGGACGACCTCACCACCGGTCTGGCCGATTGCGTGGTCTTTCCAGTTCTTGGCGTTGACGCCCTCGCCGCCCGGGTGGCCGTTGGTCATGGGCCGGTAGGCGTAGGACTGCATGGCGTCCTTGTGGAATACCGAGCTCTCTGGCCGGTACACCTTGACGATCGGCTTGTCGCGCAGGCCGTGCTCGTTGTCCGGGTCGATCTCGGTGCCCAGGTAGTCCTGGATGCCGGTGCGAGCGACTCGGGCCTCGGCCACCAGGTAGCCGTCCGCCGTCCGCCGCACATTGGAAGCGGTGACAGAGTCTTGAAGGATCATGGTTTACCTCAGGGATGCAGGTCTTCGAAGATTTCCGGCCCGAATTCGATCTTCCCGCGGTACGGCTCAACCTTGCTAAGGTCAAGGTCGCCAGCGGCGTAGGTGATGGTCACGTGAGGCTGGTACTCCTCGTAATCCCACGAGGCTCCGGCTTCCCGGATCTGCATGTGTCGCCAGGCCAGCTCGGACGAATTGAACAGCAGCACGACCGCGCCTTCACCGCCCAGCGGCTCGACTAGGCGCGCACCGCCCGGGGCGACGGTCAATCCGCCGTCCTGCCGGCTGCCCCAATCGCCACCAACCTTCATCCAGTCCAGCGCCTGCCGGCTGTATGCGATGGTGACGTGCAGGTCATCTGCCGGGACCGTGGACTCGAAGCCCTGGGCCTTGGCCCATGCCAGGATCTCGGAGCCGTTGGTGACCTTGCGCTGCACGTACAGCGGCCGCGGGGCTGCGTCACCGAGAGAGGCAGTGCGCGACGGGGTCTTGTTACCCTCATCGTCGGTCTCCGGATCTTCCTCGTCCGGCAGTTCGGCGCCGAACTTCTTGATAGCCGCCTCAAGCCCAGGCATGACGCTTTGCTCGACCAGCAGGTTTACCGACGCTTGCGATAGCGCATCGTCCGGGAACAGCCCAGAGTCCTTGAGCACCTTGATGGTGTCCGCCGTGGTCTTGCCGATGTCGGCGCGCTCCTTGGCGGTTGGCTGCCAGAGTGGTGCCCAGGTGTAGTGAATCTCTTTCGGGCGGTCACCAAGCGCGGAGCGGATCAGGCACTCATCCAGCACGCCCATGGCCGGCTTGATGTCCAGCTTTTGCCGGGACGCGACGTTGTCGTAGTAGTTGCGGGTGTTCTCTTCACCATTCGCGCCCAGGCCGCTCGATGGCTGGCCAAACATGCGCGTGATGGGAACATCGAATGCCCCGGCCACGCCCTGTTCCGTCTTGGCAATGACATCAGGCAGCGTGCTGAAGCTGGCCGACTTGGAGGTATGGGTCTCTTGGCCATCCAGAATCAGCGTGCCGTTAATGCCCTTGGCCGTGGCCGCCAGGCGCAGACGCTCGAGCAGCTGCCGCTCGTAATTCTTGTCCTGCATGCTCGTCATCAGGTTCGGGATATTGATGACGTCAATCTTGGCCTCGTAGACAAGGCTGACCACGTTGGCCACGGTCTCGTCGTAGCGACGCACGGCAGGCAGCGCAGCCAGCAGCACCGAATCGCCCCACCCGAATGCAGTACCTACAGCCAGATCAGGGTCTGGGTGAGGCGTGCCGACAAAGATCACCAGGCGAGACGGGTGAATCTCAACCATCGACCCAGGCAAGCGGTAGGCCTTTGGCTTCCCGTAGCGCGGGCTCTGCGGATCCTGCTCGATTTCCGTGGCACTGAGCTGACGCCGGGTCATCACAGCCAGGTACTTGATGCCGCCCTGCCTGATCCGATCAGGCTTAAGCTCGGAGGCCGTGTCGCGATCACCTGTGCCGATGAACACAGCTGCACCGCCGAACAAGCGAGCCTTCAGCAGCGCCTCAAGGATCTTACCCCTGACGCTCAGCCGCTCTTCCTCGGCCTCGATGAGCTCGATCTGCTCGTTCTTGGCCTGCCAGCTGCGCCAGTTACGACACGCATCAATGGCAGGGATGCTGACGCCCTTCTGCGCAGTCCACGAACCGCGAAAGGCGTTCAGCAGCTGCAGGTCGTCCATCTCCGGAATCGCGTAGTGCGAGTGGGATGCCTTGTCGCGCGCAGTACCCAGTCCAGCGACAAGGTTCTGCAGGCTGTCCTTGAGGAAGGTGTATGCGCTCATTGGTTGCTCACGTTTGCGAGTGTGTAGCCGCCCGCAATCGGGAAGCGCTGGACAATGAAGTATCCCAGTGCGTCGACCGGGTCTTCAGTGCCGTCCTTGTTTGGTTCGCCTTTGTCTGTGTAGGCCTGCTGCTCCAGCACCTGGGTGGTGACCGGGCAGTTGTCGGTGTTCACCAGGTAGCGCCTATGGCCCTCACCGTTCAAGAGCATGGCGTTCACGGCCAGGACTCGATCCCGGACCTCTGGGTTGGATGGATTGACCATCACAGGGAAACCAGCGGCCCTCAGCAGCGTATGGTCTGACTCGCTCCCGTTGACGCTCTTGCGGTTTTTCCCGCTGGCGTCCGGGTACACCGTGATGCTGTGCCCCGGGAAGCGCCGCTTCAGTTCTGCGATCATCGCCGGCGTGTCGAACAGGCTCGTAGCCTCTTCCAGTAGCATTGGCAGGCCGTCACGGATGACGTGAATCGTCGCTGCCATCCGGTTGATGTTGAAGTCCATACCCACATGGAGTTGCTCACCAGGCCGAATCGTGGCGTTGGTGTGGTTCTTGTGCCGGCAGAAGTTCGGGTAAACGCTGCCAGAGGTCAGGTTGACGAACAGGCCGTCGATGTAGGCATCCACCAGGTTGGCCGGGTAAGACCTGCGCAGCGATGGGATGTAGTCCTTTGGCAGGTTCTTGGCGTTCTGCCGCGTGGAAGCGTGCACGATTCCGTAGAACTCTTTCTGCGCCGGGTCGGAGGCCAGCTCCTTGACGAACTTGCGATAGACCCAGTTGAAGCCCTCCGGCGTGGTGGTCACGTCGATGGTGTTCTCGGCCCGGCTGGGCCAGACCGTCGACATACGCGCGATGATCTTCTTCCAGGCGCTGTCGGCCTTCTTGATCGGCATGCAGTCGATCTCATCCACCAGTGCATGAGCGATGTTGAAGCCCACGATCTTGTGGGGATGCTCCATGCTCTTGCAGATGATGGTGGACAGCAGGCGCCCGCGCCGGTCTCTGAGGTGCACGCGCTTGTTACTGGGCACTATGTCAGCCACAAGGCCGAACGCCTCAGCAACGACCGGAATGGTGTCGTAGAAGATGTCCGCGATGTGCGGATAAGTCGGTGCGAAGTAGCCCTGCGGGATTCGCGGGTGCTCCAGCGCGTTGATACATAGCCTCACGCAGCCGACGAACGTCTTTCCGCTGCGGTAGCCGCCCACGAACGCAGAGAACTTCTTCGGGTGGCTGATGAAATCGAACTGGGGCTTATTCAGCTTCAGGGTCGCTTGCATCTTCAACCCCAATTATTACTTGCTTGGGCTCTGGCACATCCTTGTCTGGATCTGCCAGTTCGCGCTGAAGCTTCTGGATGTTCAGCCGCTTGATCTCATCGTCCAGTGACTTGTCAGGCTCGACCTTGCGGTTGACGTACGCATCCCCGACCTCCTTGGCTGCCTGCTCAAGGATTTGCAGGGCCAGCCCGTAGTTGCGCATGCCTTCGACCTTTTCGGCCATCCTGGCGAGCGCACGGAGCCGATAGGCCCGGTTGGCAATGGGGATATCAGCTGTCTCCTCGCGGAAACGCTTGCGGGTGTCCTCGAACAGGACTACCCAGCGCTTGGCCAGGTTCTTGCCCTGCCGCTTGGTTGGGTCGTGACTCTCCGCCGTCTGGCGGCTGATCTCAATGCCGAATTCTTTGTTGACGGCCTCGGCCACCTGCGATGGCGTATCGAAGCAGGCCAGCGCCTGAACGATGAAGGCCTTCACCTCGTTGCTCAGGGCTGCCATAGATTGGGTTCCGTCAATTGCCTGTCAAATATCAAGCCGACTTAAGCAGGCAGGTTCCGCAGGCCCTCGAAATGTTGATCTTGGCCACCTCAGGCGGCCGGCTTGCAGCGTCAGATATGCGCCCAGGACTTCCTGTTCACGACATCTAGCGCCGTTCGCTTGTGCACCCCGTATCGGTCAGCAAGGCATTCAACGCTGGCTGATCCAGAGGCGTGCAGGCTGCGCATCTCCAGCACTTCGACTTCGCGCAGTTTCGCCTGGCCGTTCAGTTCGCCCTTCGCGCTCTGAAGTCCGGCCGCGTATGCATGCTGCTGGTTCGCAGATGAGGTGATCCATTCCAGGTTGGTAACAGAAGCATTGCCCTTGTTGCCGTCGATGTGGTTGACCTCAGCCCCTGGAAATGGAGGTTCACCAAGGAAAGCAATTGCCACAAGCCGATGAACCAGCTCTGTGCGCTTACCTCCCGGGAAGCAGAGGTCGACACTCAGGTAAGGCCTAGACTTGCTTCTGCCTGGGGTCTTGAGGATTGACCCGGCCTTGGCGCAGGTCCTCGATGTCAGCCTTTTCACTCGTCCATGGTTGCTGATGGCGTAGTCTGGATAAGCAGCGATCGTTTTCCATTGTTCAAGCATTACGCAGACCTCAACATGCATGTACCACATGCATTGGCTATTGACGCTCGGCTGACGGATGGTGGGGACCTGGCAGCTTCAACCATCCGAGCCAGGTCGCCTTCTGGATGCCCTACGCCATAACGCTGGACAATCGAGACGAACTCGCTGACGTCATGTCCGCGCAGGTAGAGCTTTGGTAGCCCTTCCTGGGTGAACTTCGGTGCACCGTGCTCGTCCTCGGATTGGCCGATGTGGTACAGCTCATGCTCGACCAAGGCGCAGAACTCAGCCTCGGTGCACTGGGCGCAGTAGTCGCCGGCCAGGGTGATGAGGAACTCCGGCTCTTCGCCGAACCAGTCACGCATCTGCTGCTCTTGGCGCGCCTTCTGCCAGCCTCCCGCGCGGATCATCAGCTTCTCAGCCTGGCCCAGCACTGACCTTCCCTTCTTCGCGAAGCTGGATGACGCCCACATGACGCCGATGCTCGCATCGATCAGATGGGCATGCTCTTCGTTGTGGATGCTGCCAGTGGTGGCGAGGATCTCGGCTTGTATCCATTCCCACACTTCGGGTGCAGGCGTGAGGATGAGGAATGGCGATTCGAGCAGGTCGGCCGGCGGCATTGGCCTGCTCACGCCGGCTGCACCGTGACTACCCCGCGAAGCCTACGGGTGTAGATCTCCTCGCGGGCCGGACGTTTCGTCTTCACAGGCCGCGGGGCATACACGCACACTCCGGCAGCGGTATCGCACCAGAGAACGTTCTCCACCTTGTGACCGTTGACGAACACCCAGCGCAGTCCGCGTCCGTCAGAGTGGCGATGGAAGCTGGATGGCGCAGGCATAGGTCAGACTCCAATACGTCGGCCAGAGATAACCTCGCCCAGGCTCAACCCGTGACGGGTGCGGCTGGACTCGACTCCATCAGCTTGATCCTTTGCCACCATTGCGTCAGCAACCATGTCGGCCTGCTGGCCGCTGGGAAACTCTCCAACCATCGAGGATGAAGCACTATCAGCGTCGGAGGCGTAGCGGCTCACGATGTAGCGGGTAACGGGACGAACTTGGTATTCGGTCTTCATGGGATATCTCCGGCCTGCGCACAGGCTGAGCGTGATGGGTAGGTGAATCAGGCGAACGGATCAGCCGGCTTGGCGATCGAGCGCACAAACCACATGAAGCCCTGCTGCAGGTTGGTCTTGGCCAGGGCCAAGGTACGTTGGTCCACGCCTTCGATCTGGCCGATCTGCTTAAACAGCTCGCCGGCGTCGGCCTCCAGGGCCTTGATCGAGTTCATCCCGTCAATCTCGCTTTGGGTGAGGTCGCGGTAGCCGGTGATCTTCTTGTGCTGGTTGTCCATGGTGGATCCTCTGGTGGTCGCGCCACGAAACGGCGCATGTCTATTTTGTGGCGCGCGGCCTTTGCCTGGACTGATCGAACAGCCGGGCCACATTGCCCCTTGAGCGCAGCGCCAGGATGAACAGGATCCCGAATATCAGGGTGCTGGGGAGTGATGTAGCAGGCCACTGCCCGTACAGCAGGATTGCACCGATGATGCTCAGCCACTCCTGGCCGAACAGGGAGGCGAGGCAGAAGGCGCACAGGCTGGGCAGGAACTTGTAGCTGGACCCGCCCCTCCGGTACATGAATGCGATGACAAAGCAGATCCCGCCGCAGAACCCGGCGTGCGCCAGGGTGATGGTTTGGTCTAGGGTCATTGGCCCCCTCGCTTGGGGAACAGGCTGCCGATTGCTGCTGGCAGCTCGGTTACCCACTTCGGCAGTTTGCCGGTGGTGATCGACTCCAGAACGCTGATGCTCACCAGGACGGTGGCGAGGCCACAGCTGAATGCGGCAATGCCGCTGGTTTTGGTCCAGGCCTGGGCCAGGATCTCGGCAGAGCCGTAGTACCCGCCGATCCAGCCGGCGAGCAGGTAGCCCATACGCTGCCAGAGGGTGATGTCCTTGGCCCACAGGATGAAGAGCAGTGCGCCACCGAAGGCGCAGACAACAGCGTTCAGATCAATCGTGGGAAGGCAGCTTGCCAGGGCAATGCCGCCAAGCCCTACAACCGTGCAGGCAGCTGCAGAAGCGGCATCGACCATGTTCAGTCCCTTAGTGCTTGTAGCGGAATGGCGCAGGGCCGCGGAAGTCCACGCCCGTGGTAAGTGCCCATACCGCAAAGATGAGGATGCCAACGCTGAGCGCTGCAGCCAGGAAGAGTGCCCGGCGCTCTTGGGGTGAGCCGTCGGGTCTTTTGAGGCCCTGGATGATGAAGAGGCACCCGAGGAAGATGTTCGCGCTGATGTCGCGATGCATGGCGTAGCTGGCAAGAGCCATGGCGAAGGCCAGGAGACTCCAGCACGTTGACCGGGACATTCTGCCTCCGGGACTGTTGAGGGCCTCTTTGGGCAATAAAAAACCCGGCTTTTTGGGCCGGGTTCAGGATGTTTTCGCCATAGGCGAAATTATGACGATGGCGAAATAGTGCCAAAACACTCCTCAAACTGTCAAGCGGCTATTTCCTGCGTCTCGTCATTGCGTTCACGGAGCCTTTCCACCACCCGGGCGACAGGCTTGAGCGCCTGCTTGTCGAGCTTGTCCACCTGGCTGCAGAGGGCATCCCATACCTCCTGCCAATCCCTTGCCCAGTTCTGAGGGTTCATCTTCTCGCCAGTCCGGTCCTCGACGAACATGCACACCGCCCCCGGCCCCATCGCCTCGCCGCCGTGGACGAGGATTTTGTGCGACTGAAGCGCTGCCATGGCCATCCAGTAGGCTCGCTGCTTCTTGCGGTCTGTGAGCGCTTCCAGGCCGCTTCCAAGCCATACCAGGCCATGGGAGATGCTCAGGTCGTTACCGCTAGCCACGGGCGAGTACAGGAAGTGCCCGAGGTGGCGCAATGACTTCGGCAGCGAGTCGATGGCCTGAAGCACCAGGCCGGCGGTCAGCATGTGGGCGCAGCGGTCGTTGGTGAGGCGTCGGCCCGGGCGGGTTTCCTGCACCCCTTCCTTGCGAACCTCGTACACTTTGCAGACCTCCTGACCGTCGTGGTTCTCGAGCATGACCATGATCTTCACGTCGGCGGAGCCACCCTTCTTGCCCAGGGCTGCCTGCTCTGCGGCCACGGCCAGGGCGGATGCGCGGTTCTCGTGCAGTGCGTCGTGCCAAACTTGGCGGGCGCTGATTACTTTCATGGTTGCTCCCCCTGGATTCGATTGTTCTTCTTCAACAGAAATTCTTCGTAGCTGCGCTTGCGGCGCACCGCGCCCGCCCAGGACAGCGACACACCACCCACCGCCATGAGGGTGGCCAAAATCAGAAATCCCCATGCTGGTGTCATGCTGCAGCCCTCCTCAGGTCTTTGAGCTTCTGCCTGTACAGGGCCTTGATGGCCTGCAGGTCTTCGATGGTGTAGCGGCGGGCTGATTGGTCCCTTTCCAGGGCCTCTACAGCTTCCAGGCCGATGCGCTCGATGAGGCCGATCCGGTAGTCCGCTACGTTCCCGGATAGGTATCGGTTGTCGTGCTTCGACTGGGCGTGGCAGTTGTTCTCGTCGAAGCGCAGGTGCGGGGCGGCACCGGTGCTGCGATAGTGGCCAGCGTCGACCGCGTTGCCGTTCCAGTCGAGCGGCCGCCCGCTGGAGATGCAGCGATACCCCGCCAAACGGTCCCGCTCGCGGATATACGCGTTGAACGCCTGTTGAGCCTCCCGTAGGTGGTCACCCTTCGTCTTCAGCTTCTCCCGGCGCTCCTGCAGGTCCTGGCGGGCCTGCTTGGTGATAGCCTTGGCCGCAACCTTCTGTAGCTTCGGATCTTTGGCCATGGCCTTGGCACAGGCGATGCTGCACACCTTCTGCGTGGTCATGGTCGGCTTGAAGCGCTGGCTGCAACCTGGTGCCTTGCACTTCTTCAGTTTGATCTCAGCTACGCGCATGGCTCGGCCTCCGATGCGTAGATGATTCCGGCCGCGACTGCCTTAGCGACGAGCTCTGTTCGGTTTGTGGCGTTCAGATGCAGGCGGGCATCTACCATCCTGCTGCTGACCGTTCCTGGCGAAATGCCGAGCTCGCGAGCGATCTGCTTGCCGCTCTTCCCTGTTGCAGCAAGAACCACACACTGCACCCCGCGCCGCGTCAGGCCATGGCCATACAGCCCTCGCCAGCCGGGCGCTGCGAAAACGCCTTGGTCCTTGTTTCGCTTGAGATTTGCTTCCTGGCTCTTCATGCCGCCGCCTCCCACTGCTCAGGCATCTGCCCTTTCGGCTCGCTCCAGCGCACACCGCGCTCGGAGCCGAACACGTACATGCACTCGATCACGTCGCCCAGCTCAGCCACGGACATGCGCCGGGTGCTGACGCCCAGCATCACGACACCGCCGTTGATGCCAGAGGCCATGCGCACCTCCTGGCGGGCTGCCGCGGTCATCAGCGCCTTCCAGTCCTCGCTATCGAGCTTCTGCATGACACCGTTCACCGGCCATTCAACCTGGTGGGCAATATCGGCCAACATGGCCCAGAGCTTCGCGTTCTGCTCCAGGGTTCGGCGGGACTTGACCGGCCGGACGATGATCTCGATGGCCCCAGCCACGGCAAGTTCGGTGGCGAACAGGTAGGCCAGCCGACACACGTCACGGACACGACTCGGGCCCGAGGACCAGAAGTGGCGAGGTTTTGCGATTGCTTCAGCCACGCTTCACCCCCTTGCATCCCGCCCTGATAACCCTGGCCGCCCTGATGAAGCCGCTGGCAGTTCCGCAAAACATCGCCCAGGCCAGGTACAGCGCGTACATGGCCAGCATCGCGCCGCCGGCGCCCATGACCGCGTAGCCAACGAGTTGAGCGAAATTATTCATGGTCATGGCTTGCCCCTTACGCAGCTGGTGCGAACGATGCTGAATGCGCCCTCAAGGTCGGCCTTGGCCTGCACAGCGGCCTGCTGGCAAGCCTCGGCAGAATCCATCGGGACGGAGGTCATCGCCGAATCCTTGCCGGCAGTGAACAGAACGATCAGGAAGTAGGCGGCGATCATTGCGCCACCTTCAGGCCTTGGGCCTCGATGGCGGCGACAACCTGCGAAGCGAACATTTCTGGCGCGGGGTCACCTTCAAACTCGTAATGAGGCTTAGGTAGTTCCACCACCACGGCCTCGCGGGAGGCCTGCCAGGCCCATGCGGCTGCTCCCATAATCGCCATAGCGGTATCATCCTTGGCCGCTATCGCTTCAGCTGCCCCAAAACCAAACACCTGGAGAAAGGCAGCTTCAAACTCGGATTTCATCGCCTCGGGCATCATCTTGTTGGTGTCCATCAGTGCTTCTCCTTCTCGATGCGCGAAATGAAGCGGACCATCAGTACCGCCATCAGCAAAATGAAAGGCCCGGGGCCGATAGCGAGGAACCAAAAACCACTCACTGGCCAGTCAGCAACCAGGTCGGTCACCCACATGCACCACTTCCCGATCACAAAGGCCGCACATCCCACCAGCCACGCAATTACAAGAACCTTGGCCATCACAAAGCCTCCCCGGCCGGCTGCCCGGCGCGCTTGATGTTCAACTGAGCAATGGCGACGCGTGTCTGCCGCTTGCGCAGGTATGTGTCGACCCGGCGGCGCTGGGATTCCTTGGAGCGCTCGCGGTCCTTCTTGGCCTTGGCGGCTGTGAGGATGCAGCGCACCTCAGCCAGCTTTTCGCGGACCTTGGGGCTGACCTTGGCTCGCACTTCACCAGTGATCAGGCCGGCGATGGCGCGGCCATCCTCAGTGGGAGGGGCAATGCACAGGTGAGCCAGATGCTTGGCTCCCGCCTCCTGACTGATCAGCTTCGAGCGGACCGCAGACTCGATAGCCGTGACGCGGCGTGCCGGGTCGTAGCCAAGAGAGACTTCCCACTTGGCAGGAAGAGCGTCAGCCCTGGCGGCGGTGACCAACCGCTCGTAGGCGCTCATGAAGGCCATACGTGCGCCCACCTTGTCGCCAGCCTCAAGCACGGGGCAGGACGCGGTCATGGCCTGGCGTATCTCGGCGGTCATCACCACCGTTTCGCTTTCGTCGCTGGCCGACAGGGCAATGGCCCAGGCCTCGTCCTTGCCGGGGTGTCCATCAGCGGCCTGGGCATGCTTGAGGATCGCGGACACGGTCAGGCGACCACCTTCACGACGGCAGGCGCGTAGAGCATTGGTCAGCACGGATTCGCTGTACTCGCGCAGGTCATCGACCATCAGCAGCGCGGCGCCTTGGGTGAGTTGCTGGCCCATCACCTCGGCAGTGGCAAACAGGGACAGCAGCAATTGATCTTGCTGGGTGTCATTCAGCATGGGTTGCAGCCCTCTTGGCTCGAAGCGCTTCCAGGGCTTGCTCGGCGGCGCTGTAGTTGGCTTGGGTTTGCTCGATCTGGCGGGCAGTGGTGCCAGTCATCTGGCGATTGGTGACCCACTGGGTGTGGTATGCCTCGGCGTTCTGGAGCAGGTCGCCAAGGCTGTGCATGCGGTTGACCAGCTTGCTGTCGTTGATTCGGACGAAGTAGGCGGCGACGTGGTGGGCAACATCGACACCCAGGCGGTCAACCAGCTGACCAATCTGCCCGCCTGCTTTGGCGTTCCACACCGGCCATGCGCCGTGGCGGCTTCGGTAGGCCATGGCGTAGTTGGCCCAGGCCTTGAAGGTTTTGCAGGACGGGTCTTTCGGGCCTGGCATGTCGGCTGGGATTTCACAGCGCGGCGCGGCGGACGAAACCAGCGTCAGCGCGGCAGGTTGCGACGGCGCAGCCGGGGCTTCCTGCACACTGTGACTGGTACCCTGATTGGTATCCTGATTACTGGTATCCTGATTTGTCGGAGATTTTTCCGACCCAGGCTCGGATTTTTTTCCGACCTTGCTCGGAGATTTTTCCGACCCTGATCGGATTTTTTTCCGAGGTGCAGGCTCGGATTTTTTTCCGACCCTCTCTTGTTTGGTCGGATATTTTTCCGAACCGTCCAGTTTCTTGTTCCACTCCTTGCCCTTGGCAGTGAGCTGCACCAGCGTGATGTTGTTGGTGCTGGAGAGATTGATCAGGCCGGCACCCGCAATCGCTTTCAGGAGGCGATAGGCAGTGTCCGGCTTGTCGGTGAGCAGCGGCAGCTCTTCGACGATCTTCGACTTGCTCAAAGCGTAGAAATCGCCTTTGTCCGTCTTGACCAACTTGGCCCAGCTTGGGCACTCGTAGACGAACGCGAACAGCAGAGCCTGTTGGGCATTCAGCCCCCAGTCGAGCGCCTTCGCCTGGTTGATCGTGACGGTAAATTGCATATCAGTCCCACCCCAGCGGGCCTGGCCGCTTCTTCTCAGCCTTCAGCCCGATCCTGGCCATGGTTTCCAATGCGGACAGGTACTCAGCGGTTACGACCACGGCAGTCTGCGGAACAACCCGAAGCCCCAGCATGGCCAGGACTTTCGCCCAGCGCTGGTACTCGCCGTCATTCCAGCGGGAAACCGTCGACTCACTGCAACCCGTTTCCAGGGCAATGCGCTTTTGGCTGACCTGTGCAACCCGCTGCAAGATCAGGGTCTCGATCTCTCGGGCGATATCGCCTTCGCTGAGGCTTAATTGGCTCTCAGACATGATCAGGCCACCCACTGCAACTCAGGCCAGATCACATCCCAATCCTCTGGGCGCAGAGATTTACGGGTCAGAAACCCATCACTCACGCGCTCAAGGGAGGACGCCAGCATCGCCGAAGCCTGCTTGTTGCCATACGCAATCTGCTTCAGGTAGCCGCGGCTGGTGCCTGTCTTCTCAACGTCCGCGTCCGAGGCGGTTTTCAGCCACTCCAACAACTTGGTGTGCTTGGTTCGCATCACGAATCTCCTCTGTGATGCGCCAATTCTTACCCATAGGTAAGTACAAAGCAATACCCGCAGGCCATTTACCCATAAGTAACGGGAAAGCATATTTGCGAGATGGATATCAACCTAGTAAGAAAGGCCAACCTTCAGCTTCTCATCGACCGCCAATTCGGCCCTGGCAAGCATGGCGCCAAGGCTGAGTTTGCAAGGCGGCTAGATAAGCAAGCTGACTATATATCGCGATGCCTCTATCCACCTGGCAAGAAGGGCGGGAAAGGAGTGGGCGAGGATTTCGCCCGAGAGATCGAGAGGGAATTTCAGATTCCGCAGTACTCAATGGACAAGCCAGGGCTAGGCCTGGATGAATCGGAAACGATCAGCGTCGAGGGCCTGCCTGCCCCGCTGGCCCAGAAGATCAAAAGCTACCGCAACCTGGTGGACGTGCCCCGCTACGACGTAGAGGGGTCCATGGGCCCAGGCTCGGAGCCGCCTGACATCAACATGGTTGTTGAGCACATGAGCCTGGATGCGAACTGGGTACGGCAGAACCTGACCTACACCAAGCTGGAGAACCTGAAGCTGATTTCGGGCCGTGGCGACAGCATGGCGCCGACGATACGCAGCGGGGATGCCGTTCTGGTCGATGCTGGTGTTACCACCGTCGAGGACGATGCCATCTACTTCTTCCTCATGCGCGGGAAGCTGCAGATCAAGCGCATCCAGCGAGGGCTGGACGGCCTGACGATCATTTCGGACAACGGGCAGTACCCGCCGATTGAGGTGCCTGGCGATCGTGAGGATGACATCAAGATCCTTGCGCAGATCATTTACTGGTGGACCGGACGGAGCTTCTGACCACCGAGCACGGAATGCATTCGATGAATGAAGTAGTTGTCGTTGATAGCCCTGAGTCCTTTTTAATGGCTCTGGATCGAATAGAGCTGCTCGGTGATTCTCTTCCCCTATTCAACGGCTGGCCAAAATTCAACGTCAAGGTCGAAGGTGATCGTTACAATGGCACCCTTACACCGAAATTGATGGCTGGCCTCATTGAGTTTCAGGATCAGCTTCTGCGCACCTACGCGGAAATTCGCTATGGTTCCTCTTCGATTGGTAAGCTAAGCGCTGCCGATAAGGCAGATCTTGAGATAGTCCTAGCGATCACTAAGGGGAGCACCGATGGCCAAGGCCCGCTTGATGAAGTGCTCAACAAAATCATTTCGGCGCTGCCAATGAACAAAATGAGCGGAGGGAATGTAACGGCGTTGCTGATCATCGCCGTGCTCTGCGTTGCTGGTTACATGGTCTTCTCTGAATGGAACCAAGCAGATCTTGAAAAGGCTAAAATTGCCAGCGCAGAGCGGCAATCTAGTACGCAAGCAATGCTCATTGGCAAGCTAGCAGACGCGCTCGCGTCAAAGAGCTTGCCGCCAGAAGCAGTGGCTATCAAGGACAGAGCAGCAGAGGGCTACAGAGCGATTGTGGCTGGGGCCCCTGATGCGACGTCGATGGACATTCAAGGCCAGCATTTCAACGCTGATGAATTAGAGAAAATCAGGTCGCAGGATCCGCTCCCAAAAAGTCGCAAGGAACGTAGAGAGGATGTCTACATCGATATGGTGAAGCGTCATCCAGATTACCTATCATTGACGTTGAGGCTGCCCGGCTCAGATCGCACCTTCCCCGGTCGGGTTGATTTGTCTAAATTCGATCAGGCGAACGTGAATAGGCTGTTCGACTCCCTCCGTGATTCAAGCCCCATTCGCCTTTACCATTACTCGTCCGAGCAGAAGGACCGCATCCTGAGAACTGATGTGCTTGCCGTGGATGACATTACCGCAGGGAAGGCTAAAGCTGTTCAACAAATAAGCCTACCGTGAGCACTAGCCACCAGCCAAAGCGGGCTTTTCCCATGTCTGCGTGATGGCTTATGGCCATGGTGGTAGGATGGCTGCTCAATTCACAGGGAGGTTGCCATGCTTCGCCACATCCACCGATTCCTTCTCGCCGCTGTATTAGTAGGCCTGGCTGGTTGCGCCGGCACGCCATTCACCTTTGGCCAGGCCAGCCAGGTCAAGGTCGGCATGACCGAAGATCAGCTCTACGAGATCATGGGCAATCCATACATGGTTGTCTCGCAGGAAGACGGTCAGCGCTTCATCTACACACACGCCACAGCGTTTAGCGGGGCCAAGTCAGTTTCGTTCGAAACCAAAGACGGAAAGGTGACAAAGGTCCCGTACATTCCAAAGGATTACATCGCCAAACCAAGCCCGGATGAGTGATCCAGCAATCCCATGAAGCCCGCCTAGCGCGGGCTTTTTTGTGGGCGCGTGAAATTATTTACCTTGGGGTATTGACTGAATGTTTTACCTGCGGGTATCTTTTCTCCATCGAGACGGCAAGCCACACAGCCCCTCGGGAGGCCCTCAAGCCTCACCGCTCTTTAAAAATCAAGACCGCCGAGCCTGCAGGCATAGCAGGCCACCATCCCCGCAGGGCTCTGGTGCGATCAGGTGTGCCGCAATAGAGCGGCATCCAAGCGGCGCGCATGCCTCGACAGATGCAGGAAGCGCGATACCGGGTGAGCGACCGGGGCCTGAGAGAGAACAGAACGATTCACTGATGCCGCTTCGATGAGGCGGCATTGGGAATCCACTGGAGATCACCGAAATGACCAACCGAGAAGCGCTCCGCAATGCCAACCACCAGCGCGACTTGGCGCAGGCTGAATCCCGCCGCTGGCAGTTGAAGGCGCAAGTCAGCGGCGCCGAGGCCGACTGGATTCAGCATCGCATGGCCCAGAAGGACGTTTTGCACTGGGGTTTGCAGGCCGACTACTACAGCCGCGCTGCATGACCGGCGATTCACTGAAGCACCTGGGCGACCAGGTGCTTTGGGAATCCACTGGAGATAGAGCATGAGCGTGAAGATGGTTGTTGAAAGCCACATCCGTACGGCCCGCATCTGCCGGGAGCGTTACTCGACCATGAGCCAAGTTGATTGGTTGGTAGGTGGGGTCCTGCATTCCCTGAAGCATTCGATGGACGTCACCAAGGCCAGGCCTCTGTTCATCCAAGAAGCCCGCACCTATGTGCAAGAGCTCGAGAATGCAGGCCAGCATGACGCTGCGGTGAAAGTGGCCGCCTGGCTCGAAGAACAGCGGGCATGACAGACGATTCCCCGGTGCGCCTCAAGCGGGGCGCATCAGGGGGAATCCACTGAATAGCAGAGGGTAAGACTATGTCAGGCACGTTTGAACAAGGCTGGGCGGCGCGGCCCTTCGCGCAGCAGTTTCCAGAAATGAACGCTGACGAGGCCAAGCGCCTCGACCACATCAACACTTCGATCACCACGCTGTATCTTGCCGGCCTGCTGACCGACAAGCAGGCGAACGAGATCCGCACCAAGAAATTCCCAAAGGTCGTCACCAAGGCGGTCCTGGGCAAGCGCTGATTCCCTGACAGCCGGAAAGACGGCCCGATGCCCTGCTCCCCATCGCAGGCTGTATCGGTGGCCACTCTGAACGCGAGTTGATCGCCGCGAATTGTGAGCGTGGATAGCGTCTCGCCCTTTGGTGAGGCGTCCCGACACCCGGTTTGCCCCGGAGAGTTGCCCCCGATGCATCCCGCATCCCCTTCCCTTCACATCGACCGCATTGGCAGGCGCCAGGCCACCTTTCACGGTGGGTTTGGTCACCCGCTTGCGAGGAGCAACCCAAGCCCAGAGGTTTTCCATGAGCCACCCACTTGTCTTTGGCGTTGGCGTGAACGACGCCGGCTACGTGGTCTCCCCGTCTCGAAGCGAAAACGGGAAGATCACCTTCAAGTACATATGTCCTATTTACGCCAGGTGGGTAGCGATTCTCAGGCGCTGTTACCACGCTCCGAGCAGGCCCAGCAGGCCCAGTTACGAGGGCTGCACTGTTGCCAATGAATGGCATCGGTTCAGCGCATTCAAGAGTTGGATGGAAAGCCAAGACTGGCAGGGAAAGGACGTTGATAAAGACCTGCTGGTGAAGGGAAACAAGGTTTACGGCCCTGACACCTGCTGCCTGATAAGTCGGTCAATCAACTGCCTGGTAAGGGAAATCGCCAAGAACGCCAAGAAAGAGCACAGCCTTCCGCCTGGGGTCGATTTCGATCCGAAGCTCCAGAAATACCGCTCACGAGCTCACTGCGTAATCACCGGGAAAAGAAACCATTTTGGGTATTTCGCAACGCCAGCCGAGGCGCATTTAGTCTGGCTCAGATTCAAGCGCGATCAGGCCGAGATCCTGGCTCAAGAACAAGCAGACCAGCGTGTAGCTAACGCTTTGAGGGGGCTCTATGCGAGCGACCAGCCCCTCCCTTCCCCACCCACCGAGTAACCCACCACCTGGAGGCGACTATGGCCGTCACAGTCGAGACTGCTGCCGTCTTCCGTGGCGGCGGTCGTCGCTGGTTCACCCTTCGCGCCGCATGCGCAGCTGAGGCACGTGCACTGCTCAATAAGCACTGCGATTGCGACTACTGCGATCACGAAGGCTATGGCAGAGAGCATCTCTACTGCCGACTCCATCACCCCGACCGATACCCGCGAATCATGAAGCGCCTGACTAAAGGCCTCATGCGGCGCTATCGAGCATCCCAACAGTAACTGGAGGCGACCATGGGCGCACTTCGAGCAGCACAGTTTGAGTACGACAACCGGATGCCGCCGGCGGTGAGCGAGGTTGCCGACGCGGAATCCACTTGGATCGACGACGGCATCGCTGAGCTGATGGCTCGCCGCGACGTAGTGTTCCAGCGCCGCATGCGCCCGAAGCAGGGTGTCACCTATGAGCGCTTCGCCCAGGCAGTTGATGAGTTCGTGATGGGCCAGCTGGGCCTGAATGGCATCAGCAACTCGGTGCTGGGCCGCCTGGTTCTGGCGGCGCGCTGCAAGGTCACCAGCGACGCAAAGGCCGCGGCTGACGAGATCATGAGCGTGGCCAACCCTGAGTCGGCGCTTGAAGAGATCGCCCGCCAGCTGCTCACCCCTTTCGCCAAAGAAGGAGTTCTGGCCCAGGCCGAGGAGGCGCAATGACCGCGCACAGCGTTGCAGTCAGCGCCATCGAGGCGGCAATCGAAACGATGCTTCTGCCGGGCTCTGGCCCGGTGGAGGACGCCAAGGCCGAAACCCTGGTGGTCGCCTACTTCTCTCTGCTGGCCATCGACTCCAACGAGTTCAAACACTACTGCGAGCGCATTCGGCGCATTGCTGAGCGGCGCAAGGAGGCTGCATGAACAGAATTGACTGGGAAGGCAACCCCGAGGCAACCCACTTTGACCCGGTTGATCAGAATTTCTTGCGCGAAGTCGGAAGCGCCCTTCTGCTGTTCAACAAGAACAAGGGCTGGACGGTTCCGGTTCACACCTCGAACGGGTTCACCATCGAGGACTGCCATCGGCCCCTGATAAAACGCCCCGAGTGGGATGGTGAAGGCCCGCCACCTGTTGGCACGATCTGCGAGGTGCTCTGGAACGAGTCACGCCTTGAGTACTTCAAGACGAAGATCTTCGGCATCAACGAGCACGGGCAGCCGATCCATCGCTTCGAGGAGGGCCCGAAGAAGTACGAATTCCAGGCTGACGTGCTGCGCACGGCCTCTGGCACGCAGGTGTTCATGCCGTTGAAGACGCCAGAGCAGATCGAGGAAGAGGAGCGATCAGAGTTCGCACGCACACTGATCAAAGACCTAAAAATCGGCCTGAGCAGCGAATACAACGCCTACTACGAAATTGGCGAGGAGCTGTATCGCCTTGGATACCGCAAGCAGGAGGCGTCATGACCAGTAAGTGCCGGGGCTTCATCGCCCCCACAGCCCGCCATATGATCGAAGCCCTGCATAGCCAGGGCTTTGTTTTGTTCAGGGATCTGCCGCTGGGCACCACCATCCGCATTCGCCGCGGAATGTTCGTTGTGAGGTTTCCATGAAGCTTGAGCGCTCGATACTCATCACCCTGGCCGCTCACGAATCAGTCTTGCAGCGGATCAAGTCGTTGACGGCCGAGATCGGGCTTCATCTTGGTCGGTGTGAAAACCGCTTCGATTTGATTGGCCCGAAGCCTGCCAATGAATTCCCCGAACTTGGCGACCTGCCTTGGCCGAATGGAAGCGAAGAGCATTTTCAGATCCTGTACGACGAGAAAAATCGCCGCAAGACGCACATGTGGGACGCATTCCGAGAATGGTCGCAAGACGAAGATCGCGGCCTGAATGACAAAGAGGTGATGGATTACCTGCTCAAGCAAGGATGCGTACATTGCACCAGGGCCTTTTACTTCGTCAGAGAGCGCAAGAAAGCGCGCCGCGACCTCGGCAACTTCAGGCGCTCTCTGCGCGCACTGGGCAAGTCAGCCATCAAATCCCTTGAGCCGAAGCGATGACCCGCTACCAGCGGGCCCGCCGCATCGCGGCTTGGCGCGGCTCCTTCTCCATGCTCTTCGCCTGCACCTTCTTCATGCTCGCCAGCGCACTGGCGGGCAGCATCACTTCCTGAATCACGTAGCCGAGCACGGCGGCCCTTCGGGATAACCGTACCCCATGCGGGAGCGTAAGCGGCGAGAGCGCGCAACCATCCACCGCAGCCAGGGCCTGGAGCGTACCTCCGTGCCTGGGTGACCTGGCATTTCCCTATCCCAACTGACGGCGCCGGCCTGGCGCGAGGTTTTCTAATGTCCGCAGAACAGAAACTGATCGCGATCGAAGAGATCAGCGAGGAGAACGCCCCGGCCATCTACGTGGCCGGCGGCCTGAAGCAATTTATCGACCTGGTGAAGGGTGAGATCGAGGGCGAAGTTCCCGATCTGACCACCCGCAAAGGCCGCGAGCGCATCGCCAGCCTGGCCGCCAAGGTCAGCAAGTCGAAGACCGCCGTCGAGAAGCCCGGGCGCGACTACCTGCGCCGACTCAAGGAAATGCCGAAGGTGGTCGAGGCTGAGCTTCGCGACTTCGTGACCAAGATGGATGCGCTGCGGGACGAAACGCGCCGCCCGCTAACCGAGTGGGAAGCCGCCGAGGATGCGCGGATCGATCGCCACGACGACCGCCTGAACTGGCTGAAGACGCTGGCAGATGACTTGGGCGAGCTGTCCTCACTGCACATCAAGGGCCTGATCGCCGAGGCTGAAGGCATGCAGCTTGGCGCTCACTGGGAAGAGTTCGAGGCCGAGGCGGCAAACGCCAAGGACAAGGTGCTTTCCACCCTGCGGGCAGCGCTCCAGAAGCGCGAGCAGTTCGAAGCTGAGCAGGCCGAACTGGCCCGCCTGCGCCGCGAAGCAGAAGAGCGCGCCGAGCAGGATCGCATTCGGGCAGCCCAGGAGGCCGCCGTCGAGGCTGAGCGTCAGCGCGTGGCCCAGGAACAGCAGGCAGAGCGTGAAGCCGCCGCCAAGCGCGAGCAAGACCTGAAGGACCAGGCCGCCGCACAAGAGCGCGAAGCTGAGAGCCAGCGGCTGCAACTCAAGCTGCAGGCCGAGCAAGCCGAGCTCGCCCGAATTCAGGCAGAGGCTGACCGCGTTGCTACTGAGCAGCGGATGGAGCAAGAACGCCTGGCCGCCGCCCGCAGGCAAGAGGAAGCAGCCGAGCAGGCCCGCCAGGAAGAACGCCGCCGCGCCGATGCCGCTGCCGCCGAGATCCTTCGCCAGCAAGAAGCCCGCGAGGCTGACAAGGCGCACCGGGCCAGCATCAACCGCGCCGCACTGGAGGCCTTCGTCGCCGGCGGCATGACCGAGGAATGCGCCAAACAGGCGATCACCCTGATCGCCCAGCGCAAGATCCCGAACATCGCCATTTCCTACTGAGGTCGCTATGAGCCAAGCAGTAGCCATAATCTCGCAGGACATTTACGCGCAGCGGAACCAGTTCGCCAATGTGCTGACTGACCGCTCGCTTAACTTCGAGCGCGAGGCCGAATTCGCCATCCAGGTGATCACCTCGAGCGAGTACGCCACCAAGGTGGCCATGCAGAACCGGCAGTCGGTGGCCAATGCCATCACCAACATCGCCGCCATCGGCATCAGCTTGAACCCGGCCAAGAAGCAGGCATACCTGGTCCCGCGAGACGGCCGCATCTGCTTGGACATCAGCTACATCGGTTTGATGGACTTGGCCATGTCGACCGGCGCCATCCGCTGGGCCCAGGCCGAACTGGTCTACGCCGCAGACGCTTTCAGCCTGAACGGCTTCGACAAGCCGCCGACCCATTCCTACAACCCGTTCGCCAAGGATCGCGGCGAGGTGATCGGCGTCTACGTGGTGGTTAAGACTGCTGACGGCGACTACCTGACCGAAACCATGAGCATCGAGGATGTGAACGCCATCCGTGACCGCTCCAGCGCCTGGAAAGCATGGGTCAGCAAGAACAAATCCTGCCCATGGGTCACCGACCCGGGCGAGATGGCCAAGAAGACCGTGGTCAAGCGCGGTTACAAGTACTGGCCAAAGACTGAGCGCCTGGAACAAGCAATTCATCACTTGAACACGGATGGTGGCGAAGGTCTGGCCAGCTTGGCTGGATCGGCTCCGACCGATCCGGAGATGGTGAACAACTGGATCGCCCTGGCGCAGAAGGCAGGCAGCCTTGAGGCGCTGACCGACGTGTACCAGCAGGCAACGGCCGCCATGAAGCAGGCCAAGGATGCAACTGGACACGCCCGGTTCAAGGCCGAGGTGACCAAGCGCGCCGACGCACTCAAGGCCCAGTCGGCGCCCATCGAAGGTGAATCTGAGGAGGTGTTAGATGGAGCAGCGTAGCGCTGAATGGTTCGCGGCACGACTTGGGTGCGTGACCGCCAGCCGGGTGAAAGACGTTATGGCTAGCGGCCGAGGTGGCGCGCCGTCTGCGACCCGCAAGAACTACATGATGGAGCTGCTGTGCGAGCGCCTCACCGGCCAGCAAAGCGGACCTGACCTGTCCAACAAGCCTGCCGTGCAGCGCGGCGTCGAGCTTGAGCCATTTGCTTGCATGGCCTACGAGGCCGACAAAGGCCTGATGGTGGTTGAAACAGGCCTGGTGATGCACCCGAGCATTCCGGGTTTCGGCGCTTCGCCGGATGGATTGGTCGGCGACGATGGTGTGCTGGAGATCAAGTGCCCGAATACTGCGACCCACATAGCCACCATGCAGTCTGAGCGACACGACCCTCAGTACGAGTGGCAGATGCTGGCCCAGATGGCATGCACCGGTAGGGCCTGGGCAGATTTCGTCAGCTACGACGACCGCCTTCCTGAGCCGCTTCAGTACGTGTGCCACCGCTTCGAGCGCGACTTCAAGCGCATCCGCGAAATGGAGGCTGAGATCAAGGCGTTTCTGGAAGAGCTCAGCGACCTGGAGAAGGAGATGCGCGAGCGAATGAAGGAGGCAGCATGAACCAATCCATCGACCTGGAGGCCGCCAAAGCGGCCTTCTTCTCGTCTGGCGGCCGGATCATTGTGCTGGAGGGTTTCCAGTACGTGCCCTTCCGCCAGCGTCATCACCCTGATCCGAAGCCGAAGGAAAAGCGGGAAGCTCCGAAGCGCCTTACGAACCAAGAGAGCGCCCAGTCCCGAGCCGACATGATCGCAGAGATGGCCAAGACCATGACCTGCAGCGAGGCAGCAAAGGCGCTGGACGTAACTACTGACTCGCTCTACAGCATGGCCAAGCGGTACGGCTTCTCGTTTGTCATGGCTCCCCGATTTCGGCGGACAGAGTCAAAGTACGACGAAGAGGCCGATGCAAAACTCGCAGAGCGAATCACTGCGCTGCGCGACGTTGGCGTTTCGAAGAACCAAGCGATCAAGCACCTCGCAATCGGGCACAGCACCATGAGCCGGATCATCAAGAAGTTCGGCATCGACTTCCCGCTTCAGCGGCAAGGGAAGCGGCCATGAGCGATCGCGGAGAACATCCAGGCGTTTATTACGATGGCCGGGACTGCCGCCGCAGTGGTGGCAGCAAGCTGGCCAACCCTTTCGCCCCTCACTCATTCCACGGCGCATGGTTTCTTGCGGGCTGGAACGACATGGACCTTGAGATTGAGCAGAAAAATCCGAAGCGCGCTGCAAAGAACAAGGCGGCGTGAGCACCTAACCATTCCCCCAAGCGGCCTGCAGGAGGTCGAGCATGGCATCCCTTTTCGACGCATCGATGCGCAAGCCGGTGCGAAAGCTTTACATAACCCGCAGCGGCGGCCAGTACCGGCCTGATGATGTTGCCTTGGCCTTTGCGTCGAGCCTGCGCATGCACGACAGCGCCGATCACCTGCGCAGGCTGGCCAGGCGCCTGGTCGACAAGGTCTGCCTGGAGCATCAGCCGAACATGAAGCGCCTGGCCCGCGAGCCGGACGATGCCGAGGTGTTTGCGGCTGCGCTCAAGATCATCAATCGGGTGTGCGAACTGCTCGACATCGGGCCGGGCACCACCTTCGTGCGAAATGGGGGCGATGATGGCTCTGACGCAGCAGCAGCGTGACGAGAAGCGCAGGGCCAAGGCCGAGCGCCTGCAGGAAGAAGACCTGCGCTTGAAGGTTAGACCAGGGACTAAGCAGGCCCTGCTGGAACTGATGGAGTGGGCCGGGATCGAGGAACAGGGCGAGGCGATGACGCTGATGATTCATCGCCTGCATGAGCTGACCCGAGGAGAAGCGATAAAGCTGCTCAAACCTCCGCGCCACACGATTGAATTGAGTCCTGCTGTGGCGCGAAAGCTAGACCGGTTCCGAATCAGCCGAGAACTCCGCACGCCGGACCTGATGCTTGGCAGCGACCCGGACGATACTGGCCTGATCCTGCTCGCAGAACGGGCCTGACCCCATATATTCCACCATGCCGCATCCGGCCACGGAGGGCGGCGCATGCATGGAGAAAGCCATGACCCAGTTCTACCTGCAGGACAGCCGCAGCAACACGGGTGACGGCCTCATGTTCTGGGCCCTTGGTGGCGGCTACACCACCAACCTCGACAAGGCCGAACTTTTCACCCAGGCGCAGGCCTGTGGCCACCGGGAAACAGACATTCCATGGCCGAAGGACTACGTCGACGCCCGCGCACATCTCGGCGTTGATCATCAGTACATCAGCCTGGATGAAGCCCGCGGCCAGATGACCCCGGGATGCACTGTTGTCCTGCAGACCCCTGGGCACTGGAACGGGAACGACATTGCCTTGGCCAGGTGGCCAATAGGCCACACCTTCCGATTCGACAAAGCACACCACCTCACGCTTGAGGCTGCCGAGGCCATTGGCAACACGCCAGAGGAAGCGGTGATCTGGCCCTTGTCGTACCTCGAGGCCAAGGCTAGGCGCCTGGTGCACAAGCGGGATGTGAACATCAACGAGGCCCTGCAAGGTACCGGCATTGTCCTGGCCAAGCCGAAGCGACGACGGGCGCCTGCGAGCATCCAGAACTGCGGAGGCTGTGGCCGGTTCGTGCCTTCGCCCTGCTACGAAGACTGCCGCCACTGCGATCACGACAATCGCCCGTAACACCAAGCGCTGCCCTCCAGCGCCTTCCCTATTCAACGATAACGCACCAGGCCATGCAGGCCAGGAGGCTTACCCATGCAAGTCATCTATGCAGGCCTGCGAAACGGCGCCCGCGATCAGGCGATACACGATGCCCTGATCTACAAGCGCGTGGCCGAGGTCGCAGAGGAATTCAGGCTCTCGCCCAACACCGTGCGAGCGGCAGCCAAGCGCATCGACAAGATCGCGGTTTTCGATCTGCAGCTGGTAGGGGGTGGTAAGCCGATGCTGATCGGCAAGGTCGCATCAAGCTGCTTTCGCAAGGCAGCACTGGGCGCATACCGGAACTACCGCGGCACCTTCCAGAACCTCGACCTGCCCTGCTGGGTGATCACCGATGGCGCCCAAAAGATCGAAGTCGTCGAGCTGCGCAAGATCGACTCCGGCGAAATCACCCTTTAAACAGTCACGCCACCCAGGCTTGAGGTATCCCATGCCCACAGAAAACCGATCCAGCAACACAGAGAAAGTCAGCGTGCCGCCATACATTGGCCTGGAGCCGCTGGTTGGACGTTATTACCCCGCCCAATGCCGACGCTGCGGTTGGGTTGGCAGCTCCGAAGAGTTAACCGAGGACGATGCCCAGTGCACGCGCCACGTTGGTGACCGCCTGTGCCTGGGCGACTGCGACGAACTTGAGCGGCATGATCTGCTGAATATCATCCAGGCCATGACTCAGCGGCCCCACCCAGAGCCTTTAGCCTGGATGGTTGGTACTGCCATCTGGTGGACCAAAGAAGAGGCTGAGCGGGATGCGGCGGCGACTGGGCTGCCGATTGTTGGACTGGGGCCGATGACTGGAATCGCTCCTGCTGAGCGGCACCTAAGCGAGCCGGTATGCCTGGATGGCGCTACTTTCATGGGCGAACCCAATTTTCAACACTCAATTGAGTGGTACCGGGAGGGCATATCCAAGCACTGGAAGAAGATCTGCGATTTGCGTGCTGAGGTCGCGCGGCTGCGCGCTGCCTTGAAGTTCTACGCTGACCGCGAGCACTACCACTTCGAAAGCGGGAATTGGGACACAGTGAGCGGCGAGCCGCTGAACATTCTCTGGTGTGGCGAAGAGCCGGACTTCATCGAGGATGGCACTGTCGCGCGCAACGCACTATCCGCCATCGCAGAGCCGAGCGCTCCGACTGAGATCGACCGTGATGCGCTTGTGGCTGCGGTTTGCGTGCTACGCAGCCAGGGCTTAGGGAATTTGTCTGAGGCCGTTGAAACTGCCCGCGCCGCCCTGGAGCGAAATCCTGCCTGATCGCCGGAGTACAAATGTACTCCACCCCGCTGCAACCCCTCTCCCCTCTATTCACTGCCGCGATATGGCGGCCAAGGAATAATCGTGCCTGTAGAAAAAACTGCTCTCGACTCTATCGATCTGGACGCCCTGCATGTCGCCGCCAAGGCCGCTGCCGTGGATGTGATCCGCTCCCACGGCTGGAAAGGAATGATCGAAGACGCCGACCTGCTGGGAACCGATGAACGCTATCTGGTCCTGGCTGACCCTGCCGTGGTTGCCGGTCTCATCACGGAAATCAAAGCCCTTCGACGGGCCTTGGGCGGAATGCTGTTTGCCTTCGATGACGGTGTCGGCACGGAGTGGTCGAAGGATTTGCTCGACTACGCCCGCCAAGTCACGCCAGCAGTCGAGTTCAAGCCATGACGCGCCTCGCCCTCTGCCTCCTGCTGCTGGCCACCGGCGCCAGCGCAGCCCCTTTGCCGTACGGGGTCCGCGTCTTCCATGACGATGAGCACGGCGCCACCTGCTGGCTTTACCAAGGCGGGAATCAAGGCGGCATCAGCTGCATCCCCGACAGCCAGCTGCAGGCCGGCAACCAGCGCCAGCTCTCCCCGCACGAAACACAACCAGAACCTACACCCGCACTGGCGCCTGGGCGCTGGATTGATGAGAGGTATCAGCTGTGAGTCGACCAGTCACAGAGCAAGATTTCCGCCGGCCCGAGTTCCGCGACGCCAAAGTCGAGGACTACGAGTTCCGCAGGGACGGCGCCCTTGTCCGCAAGGATCGCTGGGAGCAAGGCATTCACCGGATCCACAGCATCGTCGGCCGGCGCGGCCGAGATTTCGAGATATCCGAAGTGGTCGAGGCCGTGGAGCAGCTGAAGGGCCAATGGCTCAGCGCCAGCCACGACAACGACCCAGAATCCGAATGGATTGATGTGCGCCTGCGCTGCGGCAGTGTGCTGGCCGGATGCGTCCGAACTGGAGCCTTCGCCTACCGCTGGCCGTTCGGCCAGTTCAACTTCACCCGCAAGGACTTCGGCAGCGACATCGTCGCATTTCAGCCGATACCCGATCCAAAGCCCAGCCCGGAGGCCCATCCATGATCGCCCTCGCCTACATGGCCTACCTGATCTACAGGGGGCCGCGATGAACCAGGAAACAATCATCGCACGCTATGAGGGAGAGATCGTCCGCCTCAGGTCTGAGAACGAGGCCATGAACGAGGCACTCAATCTCTTCTGGATAGCGCGAGCAAAGCTTAACGCCGAGAACTTCGACCTGCGAAGGGATGCTGATCGGCTTACCTGGCTTGATGAAAGCGGCCAGGTTGACCTCATTCTGTCCGGGAGCGAGATCATCAACTGCTGCGGGAAGCATGGGCCGACCCTTCGTGAGGCGATCGACGCAGCCATGGCCAAGGAGATCGAGCCTTGATAACTATCCCCGAAATTATTGCTGGCATCGCTCTCGTTGTGATGGTCCTCTGCATCTTCGCAACACTATGCGTTTGCTACATGGAATGGCGGAAGGCGCGAACGCGGCAAAAGGCATGTAATCGGAGCAACACCAGGCAGCTCAAGATGGTGCACTTCATGTGCAGCGGCTGCGGAGAACTGATTCGCAGCGGCCCCACAGACTACAACCAAGGGCGACAACCGCTCTGCATGGGATGCGTGGAATACCTCTCGGCCTTCCAGCGCCCAGCTGACAGACCGCGCCACCGGCGCTAATCCCTCCCTCCTACAACTCAAGCCCGCCGACATGCGCGGGCGAGGATCTCTGCATGCTCGAAAACATCGAGGTGGTGCGCATCAAGCGCTTCGCCAGGAACACGGCTGGCCGCGATTTCGCGGTCGGCGACATTCACGGGCACTTCACCCGGCTCCAGTCCGCCCTGGACGCGGCCGGCTTCGATCCGGCAGTTGACCGGCTGTTCAGCGTTGGCGACCTGGTCGATCGCGGGCCTGAGTGCCGCGACGTGCTCACCTGGCTGGCCAAGCCATGGTTCAACCCGGTGCGCGGCAACCACGACGATTACGTATGCCGGTTCGACACCTGCGACGTAGACAACTGGGTCTACAACGGCGGAGCCTGGTTCGCCGGCCTGCCCTGGGATGAGCAACGTGAGTTCGCCGCCCAGTTCCGCGAGCTTCCGATCGCCTTCGAGGTGGAGACGACCGGCGGCCTGGTCGGTGTCGTGCACGCCGACTGCCCATTCCCGTCCTGGGATGAGCTGCGGGCCGCGCTTGAGGCGCCGGAAACCGCCAAGCAGCTGCGGCTGACCCAAAACACCTGTATGTGGTCGCGCAGCCGGATCGAACTGGGCGAGACCGAAGGCGTGCATGGCCTGCGGGCGCTGGTGGTCGGCCACACCCCTCTGCGCAAGCCGGCAGCCCTCGGCAACGTCATCCACATCGACACCATGGGATGGCGACCGCAGGACGGCGGCTATTTCACGCTGCTCAACCTCGCCACCCTTGAAACCATCCCGCCCACACCCGCGAAGCTCGGCTGGGACTGAGCCAGGAGACACCCATGAACCTGATCGACTGCTACGTCACGAAGATCCTCGGCGAGCCGTACCGCAAGTTCGGCCACTGGTGGGTCGACGTTGAATACGACAGCTAGGGCAGCACCAGCAAAACCCAGCTCATGTTCCGCACCGAGGAAGCCGCACGCGCGGCGCAGGTCGGGCACCACTTCACGGCCTGAGGAGGCCCACATGGCAAACGCCACCGCTGCAGTGCAGCCAGGCTTGCTGCCGAGAATCATCCGGGCCGGTGATGCGCCCGGATATCTCGGCATGTGCAGAGACGAATTCAAGAACACCGTCCGCCCATTCGTGCGCGAATTTCCGATTGGAAAGCAAGGCATTGGGTTTGATCGACTTGAGCTGGACGCCTGGGTCGACGCGTACATCGAGGCGATGGCCGTTGAAAAGGCCGCCGATCAAGACAACAATCGGCCTCGCAGCGAGCGTCTGGCCGTGACCTCCAAGGAGAATCCATGGCCAAAAAGGCAATCACAGGCCTCCAGAAAATGCCGAGCGGCATCTGGAAAATCGACAAAATCTACAGGGGAGAGCGAATTCAAGAGAGCACTGGCACTTGTGACCGGGAAGAAGCAGAGCAATACCTGATCCATTTACTGGAGAAGATGCGCCTGCGCAAAGTCTATGGCGTGCGCGAGATCAAGACGTTCAGCGCCGCAGCGGCCAAGTACTTGGTCGAGCACAAGGATCAGCCCTCATTCAGGATCACTGCGCTGTACCTGAACCAGCTGGACGACTATATCGGCCACCTGCCGCTGACGCATATCGATGATGAGGCCCTGGCCCCGTTCATTCGCGACAGGAAGGCCGATGTAGTGCTGCCGGATGGGAAGGTGAAAAAAGGAGTGAGCAACAGGACAGTCAACATCGCAATCGAACGCGCGATCCGTGTTCTATCGCTGGCGTGCAGGAAATGGCGGGACGAGGAGCGCCGGCCGTGGCTGGACAGCGTGCCGCTGCTAACCAAGCTGGAAGAGAAGAAGGCGAGCCGAAAGCCCTACCCCATGTCGTGGGAGGAGCAATCGGTTCTCTTCGGTGAATTGCCAGACCATTTGCAGCGGATGGCCCTGTTCAAGGTGAACACGGGCTGCCGCGAGCAGGAGGTCTGCAAACTGAGGTGGGATTGGGAGATCTCTGTGCCAGAGCTTGGCACCAGCGTGTTTCTCATACCAGCCGAGTTCGGCGGCAGGCATGAGAACTCTGGTGTCAAGAACCGGGACGAGCGTCTGGTGGTGCTGAACGACGTGGCCAGATCGATCATAGAGAAGCAGCGCGGGCTTTCACGGGAATGGGTGTTCCCCTACAACGGCACCGCGATGCACCGGATGAACGATTCGGCCTGGAAGAAAGCGCGGGTGCGCGCGGCAAAGCTCTGGCAGGAGCAGCATCTACGGCCGGCACACCCTGGGTTCGCTTCTATCAGGATTCACGACCTTAAGCATACCTTCGGCAGGCGCCTGAAGGCAGCCGGTGTTTCAGAAGAAGATCGCAAATCGCTTCTGGGTCACAAGAATGGCAGCGTGACCAGTCACTACTCCGGCGCGGAGATCGGTCAACTGATCGAGGCAGCAAACAAGGTATCGGCCACAGATTCACGCGGACCTGTGCTGACAATACTGAAGAGGAGAATTGGGTGATGAAAAGGCGAAGTCACTCGAAAAGTCACTATGCCCAGAAACGAAAAAGCCACCCGAAGGTGGCTAAGTCGTTGAAATATATGGTCGGGACGGAGTGA